GCTACACGATCTACCTGCCGGTTTTGGCAGCTAGATTCAATTTGCGAACGCGTTGAATCTCTTTCTGGGGTGCCATGCGTAACTATCTGATTTGAGAGTTATTTAAGGGGAGAATACATGACAATGTTTCTTGTCACGCCGCCGGCGCTGGAGCCGGTGACGATTGCAGATGCACGCGCATTTTTAAGAATTTCGACCGAAAGCGAAGACGAAGTTTTGCGCCGTATTATAAAAACATCGCGCGAGATGGTCGAGGCAGACACGGGCCTAGCTTTGGTCGATCAGACATGGCGTTTGCGCGTTGATCGCTGGCCGCGCTCAGGTCGTTTGGCACTGTTCAAATATCCGGTCAAAGTGGTCAAGTCCGTTGTCGCATATCGTCCCGATTGCAGCGCGATCAGCATGGAGCCAGAAGAGTTCATGCTTCAGCATGGACGACGCCCGCAGCGTGTTTACATGGCGCAATATCCCGATGCTCAGACCTTCTGTGGTCTGGAGATCGACTTCATTGCTGGCTTCGGCGAAACCGGTGTGGAAGTGCCGGATGCGCTCAAACAAGCGATCCTTACGCTCACTGCATATCTCTACGAAAACCGCGCTGGTCTTGCTGAATCAAAAGCAGAACTGCCTGCCATGGTTGGACAGATGGTCGATAGCTGGCGGCGCATATCTCTATGAACAATGTTCTGTTTATTGATCCGGGACAGCTCACGGCAGAGTTGGCCCTTGAAGCCATGCAGCCGGTTGCTGATGGCATGGGTGGTTATCGAGAGACATGGTTTGAAATTGGGACAGTGTGGGGGCGCATTGAGCCTGTATCCACCAGTCAACGTGACTTCGGCATTCGCCCACGCCCAGAGATAACCCACCGTATTTTGGTGCGTTATCGCGACGATATTTCCTCGGACAAACGCTTTCGCAAAGGCGGGCGCATTTTTTCGCTTCGTGCAGTTCATGATGCGGATGAACGGGGGCGTTATCTCATCTGTTTGGCAGTCGAGGAGGGGAGATGAATGTGACGATGAAATTGACCTTTGACGGTCTTATACGCGCTTTGCGGTTCCGGCAGACGGCAGTGCGGGAAGATATTTCTCTCGGGCGAATGAGCGTCCAACGTGAGCGTGAAAAACCAAGCGGGGAACAGAATGAAGAATGGCGCGGCAGCATTGCAGAAAGCACTTTATGACGCCTTGAAGAACGACGAAGAACTCATCGATACACTTGGCGGCGAGCATGTTTATGATCATGTGCCGCCAAAGACGCCTTTTCCTTACGTCACGCTGGGCGAAACGCTTAGCAAGGACTGGAGCACGGCAAATGAGCCGGGTGGCGAGCATTTCCTCAATATCCAGATATGGGCGCGCGAAGCGGGACGCAAGCGCGTGCTCGACATTGCCGGACGCATCGCGACACGGCTTGATGAAGAACCGCTCGATTTGGATGGTCATCGCGTCATTAATCTGATGCTGACCGAAGTTCTGGCGCGCAACACAGACGGGTTTGGCAGCTACCTCGGCACTATGCGCTATCGAGCTGTAACTGAACCCGCCAATTAATACTGGAGCACAACATGACAGCTCAACGCGGCAAGGATATCTTGCTGAAAATTGCGCATGGTACAGGGCAGTTTGAAACCTGCGCTGGTCTGCGCACCAAACGTATCGCCTTTAATGCCGAAACTGTCGACGTGACCGATGCAGACGCCGCCGGTCGCTGGCGGCAATTGCTGGCAGGCAGTGGCGTTCAGCGCGCCTCGGTCAGCGGGTCCGGCATTTTCAAGGACGCAGTGTCGGATGCTTTGATCCGTAGCATCTTTTTCAATGGCGAAATTCGTGAATGGCAGATTGTGTTGCCGGATTTTGGAACGATCACCGGAGCGTTTCAGATCGTTGCTCTGGAATATGGCGGCAATCACGATGCGGAAGTAACCTTTGAAATTGCGCTTGAATCCGCAGGGCTGATCGCCTTTGGAGAAGCGCTGTGATGGTCAATCGCCATCGCGGCGAGGTTGCGGCAAAACTTGATGGTCGCGACTGGACTCTCTGCCTGACGCTGGGTGCGTTGGCACAGCTTGAGTCTGCTTTTGAGGCAGACAATCTTTCCGACCTGATTGCACGCTTTTCTGGTGGCAAGCTCTCGGCCTTCGATATGCAACGCATTATTTGCGCGGGCCTGCACGGCGGCGGACATGATGTGCCACTTGAAGACGTAGCCGAAATGCGTGCTGATGGCGGTGCAAGCGGCTATGCGCGTATCGTTTCAGCACTGCTGACCGCTACCTTTGGAACCGCAGAAAGCGATTCTCCTTCAAACCCTTAAGTGCCGCAGTTGAATCATCTCCTTCACGTCAGCCATTTCCCTGGGAAGAGGTGATGCGTGCCGGATTTGGTCTGCTGCGGCTTTCTTCAAAAGACTTTTGGGCAATGACCCCACGCGAACTTGGCGCTGTTCTCAGCCCTGTTTCGCAGAGCAAAAATGCTCCTTCGCGCGCGACACTCGATGCGCTGATGCATGCCTTTCCCGACAGGTGATTAAACATGACAGATGAAACTGTAACCGTTTCCGTTGAGGCGGATACGAGCGCTTTTGATCGCGCTTTGACTGATCTTGAAAAGCGCTCGACAAGCTTTGGAACAAGCCTGACGACTGCCCTTAAAAGTGCAGTCGTTTCAGGTAAAGGACTGGAGGATGTGCTGCGCGGACTTGCGAGCAGTCTGGCGGGATCGGCATTGTCAGCAGGTCTTCAGCCGTTACAAAGTCTCGGCTCTTCGTTGATTACGGGCGTGTTAGGCGGCATCCGGGGCATCATGCCTTTTGCCAAGGGCGGGGTCGTTTCAAGCCCGACTTACTTTGGCATGGGCAATGGCTCGCTGGGCTTGACGGGCGAGGCGGGTGCGGAAGCGATTCTTCCGCTGGCGCGTGGTGCTGATGGCAGGCTAGGCGTTGCCACAGGCGGCAGTGGCGCTAAGCCTGTGCAGGTCGTTTTCAACATGACATCGCCTGACGCATCTTCCTTCCGAAAGTCAGAAGCGCAGCTTTCCACCATGCTTGCGGGTGCTGTGCGCCGCGGCGCGCGGAGAATGTGAGATGGAAGCTTTTCACGATGTTCGCTTTCCGCTCGGCGTATCCTTTGGCTCAACCACTGGAACCGAATGGCGCAATGAAATTGTTACGCTCACATCCGGCATGGAAAAGCGCAATGCGCGCTGGGCGCATTCACGCAGGCATTTCGATGCAGGTACAGGCTTGCGCTCGCTGGATGATCTGAAAACAGTGCTTGCCTTCTTCGAGGCACGACGTGGGTCGCTGCATGCATTCCGCTTCAGTGATCCGTTTGATTTTTCATCGGCGACGGGAACTGCTGCACCCTCACATAATGATCAGCGCATTGGAACTGGTGATGGTGCTACCCCGCACTTTCAGCTGGTCAAACAATATGAGGCTTACAGCCGCCCGGTCACACGTCCTGTCATGGGGTCGGCGATGATTGGCGTCGATGGTGTGAAGCTTGATGAGGGTGAGGCCTATACGCTCGATCATGCCACCGGAACTGTAGTTTTCAACCCAGCTTATGTGCCTGCCGGGGGCGCTCAGGTGACGGCGGGCTTTCTTTTCGATGTGCCGGTACGCTTCGACACAGATCGCCTGACAGCCAGCATTACCTCCTTTCAGGCGGGTGAAATTCCTTCCATTCCTATCATTGAGGTCAAGGCATGATCCCCGTTCCCGCACAACTTGAATCACATCTGAAGGGCGAAGTGACAAGCCATTGCTTTGCATGGCTTATCAGGCGTTCCGATCAGGTGGTCATGGGCTTTACGGACCATGACCAGACGCTTTATCTCGATGGTATATCTTGTGAACCGCTGACAGGTCTTAATAGCAGTGAAGCTACAACGACGCTTGGTCTTGCAATCGCCGGTGGCGATGTGGAGGGCGTGTTGTCTTCTTCACGTATCAGCGAAACGGATATTGAGCAGGGGCGCTTTGATGGCGCTGTTGTTGAAAGCTATCTAGCCAACTGGAATGCACCAGACCAGCATATGCTTTTGCGGCGCTGGACGGTGGGCGCGATCACCCGTTCAGGTGGTCGCTTTGTGATGGAACTGAAAGGTGCTGCGGCGGCCTTTGATGCTGTCTGCGGCAGGCGTGTTCTGCGCCAGTGTGATGCCGTGCTGGGTGACAAGCGTTGCGGCGTTAACATCAGCGATCCGCGCTTTTTTGCGAATGGTTCTGTGACCAGCGCTGAGGGTGCCATGCTGATCGTCGCAGGTCTTGAAGGTTTCGCTAGCGGCTGGTTTACGCAGGGGCGGCTCACCTGGACAAGCGGGGACAATCATGGCGCATCGGTGCGCGTTGTGGCGCATAGCGGCACCAGTCTGAGCCTCACAGAGCCGCCGGTTTTGGCTGCAAAACCGGGCCATACTTTTCATCTTGTTGCTGGATGCGACAAAAGCTTTGCCACCTGTAAGGCGAAGTTTGCCAATGTTACGAATTTTTGCGGCTTCCCACATCTCCCCGGAAATGATGCAGCCTTTGCCTATGTGAGCGGCGGTAATGAATATGATGGGAGTGCACTGGTCTCATGATGATTGCCGAAAGAGTTTTGGGCGAGACTGAGCGCTGGATTGGCACACCCTATCGGCACGGCGCTTCTACGTGTGGCATAAGCTGTGATTGTCTTGGTTTGGTGCGGGGCATCTGGCGCGCGCTTTATGGTGTAGAGCCGGAGACGCCTGCTACCTACGCGCCCGATTGGGCTGAGGCAGCAATAGGTGAGCCGCTGATAGAGGCGGCATCCCGGCACATGCAGCAGCGCAGCGAGACTGATCCGCAACCGGGCGATTTGCTTATCTTCCGCTGGCGCTCCGATGTTGCTGCGAAGCATCTTGGCATCATGACACGCGAGAACCGTTTCATCCATGCCTATGACGGGCATCGCGTGATGTCTTCGGCGCTGGTGCCACAATGGCGCAAGCGTATTGCCGGAATTTTTATTTTCCCCGAACCAGAAGGTTAAGCAATGGCGACTGTTGTTCTGCAAGCCGTAGGCGCTGCCGTTGGTGGTATTTTTGGCCCTGTGGGTGCTGCCATTGGCGCGGGGCTTGGCGCTATGGGTGGTTATGCCATTGACACGGCTATCATCAATTCAACTCGCCATATGGAAGGCGCACGCCTCAATAGCGGCCGCGTTGCGAGAGCCGAAGAAGGGGCAGCTTTGCCGTTCGTTTATGGTACGGCACGGCTTTCGGGCACGTTGATCTGGGCCACACGTTTTGAGGAAAAGAAAACTACAGAGCGGCAGGGCGGCAAGGGGGGGGCAAAAGTCACCTCTTATAGCTATTTCGGCAATATGGCTTATGCGATCGCCGAAGGCGAAATCGCTGGCATTCGTCGTGTCTGGGCTGATGGGCAGGAGCTTGATCTCACCGAGATCGAAATGCGTGTTTATAGTGGCACCAATACACAGCAGCCAGATCCACTGATTGAAGCCAAGCAGGGCACAGGCAATGTTCCCGCCTATCGTGGAACGGCCTATGTGGTTTTCGAGCGCATTCCACTTGATGTGTATGGCAATCGACTGCCACAATTTCAGTTTGAGGTTCTGCGCCCGATTGGAAAAGTCGTGCGTGATGTGCGTGCCATCGCGCTCATTCCGGGATCGACAGAATTTGGTCTGTCACCGTCACCTGTTACCGATCAGACGGCTTTGGGTGAGCGTCGGGCACTTAACCGCAATGCAAAACGCGGACGTAGTGACTGGGCCGTTGCTATGGATGAATTGCAAGCACTGTGTCCGCAACTCCAGCATGTTGCAATCGTTCTGCCGTGGTTTGGTAATGATCTACGCGCAGGATCATGTCTGATAAGGCCGGGGGTGACACATCAGAGTTCGTCATCATCAAGCCAGACTTGGAAAGTTGAGAATGTCACGCGCAGCGGCGCGCATCTGATTTCCACGAGCGGTGAGGGTGCTGCCTATGGTGGCACACCATCCGATCAGAGTGTGATCGATGCAATCCGCGATGCGAAAACGCGCGGGCTGAAAGTAACGCTATATCCTTTCATCATGATGGATATTCCTGTTGATAATCAGTTGCCATCCCCAGATGGCGGAACAGGGCAGTCAGTCTATCCGTGGCGCGGGCGTATCACCTGCTACCCTGCCATTGGTGTTGCTGGCTCGCCGGATAAGACTGCAGAAGCCGCCAGTCAGGTCGCAGCTTTCGTTAATGGAACATGGGGTTATAGGCGTTTTCTGAATCACTTTGCGAGTCTTGCGATGCAGGCAGGTGGAGTGGATGCATTTTTGCTCGGCTCTGAACTGCGCGGTCTTACCAGCATCCGTGAAAGCCGCGAGAGTTTCCCGTTTGTCACCCATCTTTGTGCATTGGTCGCTGAAATGCGCGCCAAACTTGGAGCTAGCTGCCGCATCAGTTACGGTGCGGACTGGACCGAATATTTTGGTTATCAGGCGCAGGACGGCACCGGTGATCTTTATTTCAACCTCGATCCGCTATGGGCGCATCCAGCCATCAATGCCATTGGTATCGACAATTATATGCCGCTCGCTGACTGGCGAGACGGCGACCTAGATGGCGGCAACCCTGATGGTTTTGAAGGCGCTTATGACCCTGATGGTTTAAGCAATAATATCGAAGCCGGTGAAGGCTTTGACTGGTATTATGGAAGTCAAGAAGATCGGGAAAAACGCAAGCGCACGCCCATTACCGATGGCATGGCAGGCAAACCGTGGGTTTACCGATACAAAGACATTCGCTCATGGTGGAGTAACCCGCATTATAATCGTGTCGATGGTGCCGAGACTCTGACACCAACGGCATGGGTGCCGCAATCCAAGCCCGTTTGGTTTACCGAACTCGGTTGTCCAGCGGTCGATAAAGGACCAAACCAGCCGAATGTTTTCCCAGATCCGAAATCGTCGGAAAACGCTACACCCTATTTTTCGAATGGGGCGCGTTCCGATATTGCCATGGATCGCTTTTTGCGGGCGCATTATCAGTATTGGCCTGAGAACAATGTGGTCTCGTCCGTTTACGGCGGGCCGATACTCGACATGGACCGGATTTATCTCTGGTCATGGGACACGCGACCGTTTCCGGAATTTCCACTGAAAGGCGATGCGTGGGGCGACACGCCGAATTGGCGGCTTGGTCATTGGCTCAACGGGCGTATCAGCGGGGTTGCCGTGGATGAACTCATTGCTGCAATTCTTGCAGACTTTGGCCTACCGGCTGCTGATTGCTCCGGTGTGGATGGGCATCTGACTGGCTTCGTGATTTCAGAACCCGGCACCGCGCGCGGAGTGCTGGAACCCCTGATGAATGTGTTTGGCATTCATGGTTTTGAGCAGGCAGGCCAATTTGTGTTTCGCAGTGCCGCTCGCGCGGCTCCTGTGCTTGACGTCGCGGCGACGCTTGTTGAACCGACTGATGGCGAAGCACTGACTGC